GCTTCAATTTGCTGCTCTTTGATCTTGCCATCTACAGTGACCCACTCACGTCCTTCGTATATACCTTCTACGAATGCATCAGGTGCTGAAGGATCTGCTACGATATCCGCAGCAGTGGATAGAATGAAGTCATCTGCTACCACAGAACAACTACCTTCTTTCTTAATTGAACCGAGACCTCTTGATGATACTCCCAGTTGTACACCCTCTTCGAGTAAAGACTTTGCAATCTTACCCATAGGTGTTTCCATAAGTTTTGCCTTACCTATGAAGTTAGTACCTTCTGGGTAAAGTTCAACAATCTTATGTGACACTCTATCTAGGTTAAGTGTCGGACCTTCTGGATGACCTAATTCACCCAGTGCTCTACCTCTGTTAACGAACTCCTCATTATACTTTGACACCTCTCTATTCATGGTATCGAATTTGTACATCCGACCATTGCGATTGGTGATCTCAGTTTGTAAGAATACTCCTTTGATGTAGGTTGATTTCTTACCGTCTTTTTCTTCGGTAAGAACCTCTATATCATTGTTCTGTTCCGTTATCAGTTTCATCAGATGGTTCCTCTAATTCAGCGGTAGGGTTTTCCAGTGCTTCTGGGTCAGGTTCCGCATTACCTTCATCAGGTACATGTGGAAACATTCTGTCAGCAACACCTTGCTTACTAGCGTCCACTGCCATAGCAGCTTTAGTCTGTAGCATGTCTTTGAGTTTTCCCAGAGCATCAGCCTGGTCGTCGTTCCAAAGCAAATCAACGATATCTCGCTGTGGTGTAGTCATAATAATTGTGTTACGTAATGTTATTTATTACCATTCCTACTTTTAGCAGGGGTTCTGGTACTGCCAGAGGGGTTAGTAGTACCCTTCTCTGCCTGTGTTTTGATCTGTGCTTTCTTCATTTCTTTATCAAGTTCCGCATTATCTTTTTCGTCATCCATAGCTTTTTGATCCATGGCTGTCATTTCTAATGGGTCAATGATCTTACCTGAAGAAATATCATCTTTCATCTGATCGTCAAGTTCTTTTTTCTCGACCTCAGACTGACCTAAGATGTTTGTACGTACGTACTCAGTAGAGAAGTAACGTCCCATGAATGGTTCCATGGCAGTGATTACGTTGATCTTCTCGTTTAACATTTCAATATTCTTAAGTTCTGTAAAGTGATTGTCATATAAGTAATCGTACTGTATATGCTCCTTCATGTCATCCCAGTCCTCTGGTGTGATTACACCTTTTAGAATGAGTTGAGTCTTGAGAATATCTTGGAACATCTCACTAAATTTCTTGCGGAGTTTACCCACAAACTTAGTGAACTTCAGTTCATCACGCATGATTTCTGAAGATCTTCCAATGTTAAATGCTTGTCCTGATTCTAAACGACCAGCTGGTACGTTCAGTGCTTTATAAAGTTTGGTTTGGAAGTACTGGATGTCCGTAAGTTCTCCAAGATTTTGTCCACCTGGCAACGTAGTGATTTCAGTACCTCGTCCTCCTTCTCTTCTGGGTAACCAGAAGTCTTCGAGCATCGACATGTATTTTCTGTCATCTCTAATCTCTCCTGTATTAGCATCGTAAACAAGTTTGTTTCTATAGCGACTCATTACCTCACGTAGGTACTGCTCCGCTTTTACTTTTGGTAGATTTCCTACATCAATGTAGAAAATTCTACGCTCTGGTGCTCTTGATATCCTGTAGATAACAAGAGAGTCCTCGATCATCATGAGTTGATTAAGAACTTTGATTGCCTTATGTAAGTAAGACAATACTATATTCTTATTAGTATCAAGGATACCAGAGGTGACATATGTTATAGCATCTTTCGCAATTTTTATACCACTATTTGCGGAGGTGTTGCGTAATCCTTTAGGGTTGTATATAAAATATTCATCTACCTTACCATAGTCTAGTGACTGAAACTGGTCTGCGGTCTTTGGAATCTTGTTGATCTGTCTGACTTTCTTGATCTTTTGTGGATCTACATAACGGAGTTCGAGAATACCATCTTGAGGTCTCTTCAAATCTATGACCTTATGATAATACAAACGCCCATCAATGTACCATCTACGGAACATTTCATGAGCTTTAGTATCAAATCCTATTAAATTTTTAATATAATCGAACTCTGTTCTAATCATATCCTTGACAGAATCACTGACATCTAAGTTTGCCAGATTTATCTGCACGGGTGAGTCATTTTGGTCTGTGACTATTGACTCTTGTAAAATGTCTTCAATCGCACTGTCTACTTCAGGGTGCATCGCCATCATGCGATACTTAACCACCATGTCGTATTCAGTCTTGAAGTTACCATCAAGATCTACGTATGTCCCATGGTAACCACCAGCTATAAAACTTGTAGCACCATCCTCATTAGTTGGGGCGACGGGAGAAGGAGCACTTTTCTTTAACTCCTCCTCTCTTCTTCTAAACGAGAATCCGAATAACTCTGCCATAATATTGCGTTTCTTTACCTACTATTTAGTTAGGCAGTGCCAACCCTTTTCATAGTATTCTGTCCAATAGATGTCTCGAAGTACTGGTAAGCAAACTCAACATCGAACTCTTCGTAAGAATCGTTGTTGTCATATGCTAGTGATACCTGTGAAACAGATACTGGGAAACCTTTCACTAATTTATACTGACGGATGTCCTTGAATTGTTTTGCGGATCCGTTGAACTTATCCATCTGAGTTACAGTGATGTCCTGTAAGATAGCATCCATTCCTGCTGATGCTGTGTTAGCATCTACAGTGTTGGTTAGTTCAATCCACTTTTCGTAAGCACCACGTAGTTGGAAAGCATCATCCATATAGAATGTAGCAGTCCATGATTCAAAGGTTCTGTCGCCAGGTACCTTGATCACTCTACCACGGAAAGGTAGTTCTACTGTTCCTACTGTTGATGCAGGAAGAGCAGCACTCTTACACAAGTATGTTTCTAATCCATCTTCAGCGATTATGCCTGTTGGAAAGTTGTGTGTCACAGAGAACAGGTTAGGTCTAACTGCTCCCTTGATTCTAGACTGGAATTCTAATACGCCCAGTGCTTTGGTTTCAGCCATTGTTTAAGATCTCCTTGGGATTACTTCCTCGAAACTAACACCTGTACGTGTAGCAACAAAGGTTAGTGTGATGAAGTTGATAGAGCGAGCAGGCTTGATGTAAATCTCAGCAACAAACTCATTCTTATCAATTAAATCAGGTGTGTTGTTGGAACTATCACAAACAACTAAGAAGTCAGTGATACCACGACGTGCTTGAATGTCACGTAGGTATGGTTCGACAACGTTGTTGAAGTTGTTTCTAGTAAATTCGTCATTTAGTTCAAACAATACTCCCTTCGCAGCATTTCCTATTGTCTTCTCTATGACGAGGAAGAGACGACGGACGTTGATGCGATCAAAGGCAGATGGTGAAGCGAGAGCTGTTTTGTCTCCGAAGAGTACGATACCTTGACCAGGTAGAGAAGTGATTGGGTTGATTCTCTTCTGATAAAGTGTGTCTCTTTCAGATTTCTTAGGTGAATATGCTAGTTTAATAGCATTCTTGATTCCACCGCGATTAAGTCCTGCGGGTGAGAACCATGGATCTCCAGCTGCTGTTGTGCTAGCACACAATCCTGCAGTGTCACCGTTACATGGGATCCATCTATACTTGTCAGCGAAGCGATCATAAAGATACTTCCAACCGCTATCGAAGACTACGTATGAAGTTGATGGGAATGAATCGAAAAACTCAACTATGTTATTAGTTTGTGTACCGCTGTCTGATACTCCGATAACATTTGTTTTATCAGGAGAAATGAAAGCAACACAGTCTTTACGAGCATTCACAATACTGATCAGTTTGTTTGCTTTTGCTTTTGTTTCTGTCTCAGTAGCACCGCCACCACCCATGATTAGGTAGTCAATCTGTACTGTTTCTGGATCAGCAAAGTAATCATACCCTGCGATGATCTCTGCCTGAGTTAGTGTAAAGTCGTCAGCACCAGCTGTCATTGTATATTCTTTCTCACCAAGAATATCAAATGCTGTTGTTGAAACTCCACCTACGTTAGATGCGTTAGCAAGAGCGTTACCAGATACATCCCAAATGTCCTCGTTATCATGAGAACCCCAGTAGATGTAACTAGATTGGTTGAGGATAACCTCTGGATAGTATACTAAAGAACCTTCTGCTGATTTACCATCAGATGCTTTAGAGACATATAGAAATTTCTCAAGAACTGTATTAGGTGTTCCTGTTACTCCACCGTCAACGTCGACTACAACAATGTGCATCTCGTCGTTTGATCCTCCGCGTTCAGCAACGTGTACTGAAGTGCCAGGTTGGGGAGCCACTTGATTCCAGTTCAAGGTTGGGGTAATCATCTGTGAATCATACCATCCTGCTACTGCTGTGATAGCAACATCAGGGTTAGATCCATCATCAACT